CAGATTTAAAAACAAAATTAAATAATATTAATTCAAATGACAATTACAATATATATGAAACATCATACAATGAATTAGATAATGCACCTGGAACTATATTAAGTGATGAACAAACTTTAATAGAGCCTCAAAGTATATATAACCTCAAACAATCTGAATATGATGGGTTCTTTTATAATAATAATAATTTACTCAATATGTTAGAACAAAAATCATATGAAGATTCTACATTCCAATTTTTATCAGATGATCAATATGATAGTGATAGAAAAGAATTATTTACATCATTAAATGCTATACTTGATACATGGATCAATGAATTAGAATCAGGAACATCATCAGGAACATCATCAGGAACATCATCAGGAACATCATCAGGAACATCATCAGGAACATCATCAGGAACATCATCAGGAACATCATCAGGAACATCATCGGGATATTAATAAAACAAACAATTAGTTATATTGTGAAAAAATGATTATTTTAAAACATTGAATATTTCACAATAATATGTAAAAATTAAAATTGAATATAAAATAATTCATAAATCAAAATATTAAAATTAACATTCATTTTACAATATTGTAAAATAAAATGTCAAAATCGATAGAAATAATAAAAACTGAATTAGAAGAAAAGGGATATTCTATAATTCCAAATATTTTAACAGAAAATGAAATAGAAACAGGAAAAGGAATGTTTTATGGATGGAAAAAAGAAGTATCAGATACGATACATTCTAAAATAAATCCACATGGAATATATAAATATCATGAAGTAGGTCACCAAAGACATGCATGGTATATTAGAACAAATCCAAAAGTACAAAAAGTATTTAAAGAATTATGGAAAACAGATGAATTGATAGTATCGTTTGATGGTTCTTGTTATATACCTAAGGAGTGGAATAAAAAAGATAAACACTGGATACATACAGATCAAGCACCTGATACGGAAGGATTACAATGTATTCAAGGTTTTGTATCATTAACAAGTAATAAAGAAAGAACATTTGTTGTGTATGAAAAATCGCATTTATATCATAATAGATATTTTAAAGAAAATGGAATTAAGTCTAAAAAAAATTGGCAGGTAATAGATGAAAAAACGATAGAAAATATGAAGGAAAGTAGACGTATATTAGATGTACCTGAAGGATCTTTGGTAGTATGGGATTCAAGATGTTTTCATTCAAATCGTTATGGGGAACCGAATTCAGAAGAAAGAATAGTTCAATATGTGTGTTATTTACCTAAAAATCATTCAAATAATACAATGACTATGCAAAAGAAGAGATTCAAATACTTTCAGGAAAAAAGAACTACTTCACATTGGCCGGCACCAATACATGTAAATTCGAAACAACCACGAACATATGGAGATAATTCAAAATTAATAGATTATTCAAAATTAAAACAACCTTATTTAGGTGATATGAATATAGAAATAATAAAATTATTATAATAAATTTAGTAAAATGATATATACTTATAAAAAATAAATATAATTATAATTAAAGATAATTATTATTTTGGATATATAATAATTATTTTTTATTATGTATTAATATCATAAATTGTCTCTTTTATATATAATACGATATTGTAATGAAAATTTTGATTATAAATTCAACATTTAAAGATGATATTATATTAAATAAATCATATAAAGATGATGTTGAAATTATATTTACAGACTATTATTCGACACAATTAATAATAGATTATATAGAATCAAATAATATAAATATAAAGAGAAATCCTATTACACATATAGGATTTTTATATCATCAAGACTTTGAGTTTCCGTTTCGTTCGAAAAAATATACAGAATTAAAAAATAAGATAGATGATATAGAATTTTTTTTAAAAGATAAAGAAATTTCAGAATATACAGATAAGGTAAAAGAATTAAATCATTTAAAGAATGAAATAATAGAGATAAATAAAAAGACAACAAATATTTATAATGATAATAGACCATATTTTCATATAGAATTATTTAAACAATTTATATTGTTAAAGGAATATTTGGATACAAATCAAATAGATAGTATTCAAGTAATTATCGATTTTTTAACATGTAATATGCCAACATATGTAGATAATGAATGTATGAAACTACATGAATTTACAGAATTTATAATACGATATTCAACAGATAAAACAGGAAATACAGGAATTTCTAAATTTGCGGACTGGCATATGGAAAAAATGATAATGAATAATAATCTCTCCATAGATACATTAGATAAACAAGTAAATAGAAATATTAAGAATACATATTTTAATGAAACAATACAAAACTGGGATGTAGTTCTTAGTATGGAAACATTTGGTGAGATACATTTTATGAGATTCAGAGATTCAAATAATAATGTAGCTATTCAAGATTGTATAAATGTTAAATCAGAAAATTATAGTTATTCGGATACATATATACTACATCCAAATAGTTTACCGGATTTTTTATCATATGATAAGGGGTCATCAACATATACTCTAATAAAAGATATTACAGATGGAATGGAAGTTAGATTTTATGATAGTGAGAATTCAAACATATCAACAAATCCGGTATATGTTGATAGATATTTATTTGATACAAGTGAAAACATATATGATGAAACAAATATAGTATATACAAGTGATAAAATACGTTATTTAGATTTAAAAAAGGATCCATTTAAATTAAATAAAAGAATATTTGAAATACGTATACCGTATGGTTTCACATTTGATGGTAATAATAAAACAATATATACAAATAATGAAGTGAATTCATTAGAATATGAACAAGTAGGTATGTTTGGATGCTTTGTATCAACTGATATAAATGATAAAAATAAAACATCAAGTAATACATTTAATACATATATAAAAAATATAAATTATAAAAATAGATATGAATCAGATAATGTAAAAAGATATGGATTGATAACATATAATGATAATTATGAAGTAATTATTAGACAAAATAATATTTTTATATCTCGATATGATGCTGTTAATGAAATGTATAATACCGTTAATAATATAGAGAATATAACAATAGATAATGTATCAATACAAGGTAAAACACAGAATATAATAAATTCATCAATAATGTTACCGTCTATGAAGGAATATACGAATATAAATAATATAAATCGTATAATAATAAGACGTTCTGAAATATATTTAACATTAAAAGGAGCAAATATGTCAGGATATATATGTTTGAAGGATCCAAATAATAGTTCAAATGTATCAAATACAATAAATATTCAAATAGAAAAATGTGTATTTGTGGGAGATATAGAAGGAGATTTTTCTACAGCATATTTGAATAGTGTAGTAATACCGGATATAGATAATATATCGTTACCATCAAATGTGAATATATTTCAGTCATATTTTCAGGGAAATATATTAGGGAATGAAAGTGGGGGAATTATAACAAATTGTGAAGGAGGAAAATCAATAAATTCAGTAGATACAGAAGTAATAAATTATATTCGGATAAATGAATGTTTTCAAACATTGGGAAATATAGAAGGGACAAAAAGTGGAGGATTGGTAGGGTCATATAGTAAACGTATTTATGTAAAAGATTCGTATACAACAGGAGATATAATGGGAAATTATTGTGGTGGTATATTAGGATATGATGTAGAAACTATACAGATAGAAGGATGTTATACTTCTGGTGAAATAATAGGTAAATATTCAGGAGGAATTGGAACATATATTTATGGTATATCTGGATTTGATACAATATATGAATCAAAAATTTCAAAATGTTTTACAACAGGAAATTTTTACAATAAATATCAAGGTGGTATTTTAGGATATGCGAAAGATTCATATTATGTAAAAATAGAAAATTGTTATACAATAGGTAGATGGAGTGAAAATAAGGTGGATGAAGTAGTAGATAGAGATAGATATAGATTAAATCATTATACAGGAGGAATAGTAGGTTTATTACCATATAATGTTAATTTAGCGGCTCCAATTGTATATATGAAAATTCATAAATGTTATACGAAAATAATAGGAAATAACAGAAGTATATTTGTTGATTCACAGGATATATATGATATAATAGAACGTGAGGATAATAATTTTAATGAATGGAATGGATATATATATAGTTTAGAAACTCATTCAGAGTATAAAGATAATGATAATAATATTGTATATAAAAATGCGATTGATGAAATTCCATATACATATAAAGATTTTGTTGAAATCGATAAAATATTTTATCATGTGCCTATAGAAAAAGAAACGAATAAAACAAAATTGAAGTCAGTATATAATCTATATAATTATAGTATAAATGAAATATTTTCAAATTTATCGGAAGAATATATGTCTGATAATAATTTAGATAAAGATTATAATGATAATATAAATGAATATCCTTTATTACAATATTTTAGAAATTCATCTATATGGTCTAAATTATTATATCAAAATTATAATGCACATCCAAAATTAATATATTTTATACAACAAAATCCATATAAATATGTAATAACAGGATCAAATCAAATTGATAGTAATTTAGTTGAATTAAATAATTCTAATGTAATATTTGATTATAAAGATGTGAATATTTCATTTGCACAGAATATACCACCACGATTGTTTGAAAGTACAATTATGTGTTTAGAATATACGTCGAGAGTATCTGTTTTAAGTTCTGTGGATACCGAGATAAATAATTCTATTAAAAATAAAATTTATTATTTAAATCAACCTAATGTTGAAATTGGGATTGAAGAATATATTCGTTATGAATTAACATCAGGAGAATATAAACTAACAAATATTCCAAAATCGCATCCGATAGCTATATTAAACAATGGTGCGAATAGTTTGATTGAATATTATGGTAATGAATTAAAGAAAATAACAGATACTATAATATTGGAGGGTGAAATATATACTTATGATTTTTATTATGGTGATATTACGATAAATGTGTATGGTGATTTTGGAACTATGAGTTATTATTGTTTACATCATGGGTATATGGGAGGTAAGAATAAATTCATATATAATTTCAATTGTAAGAATTATTATAATAAATCAAAAATGAATTTAATTATTCAGAAATTATTTCCAGAGAATAGGATATATGATATAACAATTCGAGATCAGATTGAAAAATCAAAGAATGGATTTGTTTTAAAAAGATTTTTTAATTTTATTGAATTATTATATAAAAGACCTAAATATATACAGATTGAGACAATTGAAGTTTTATTAAATACATATGAAATAATAGATGAATTAACGAATGAAAAAGTACAATATATTTTATTAGATATAATATTAGAAGATATACCATATAAATTAAAAGAATTACAATTTACAAGCGAATATATTATAAAACATACACTAACTCAAATATCAAATGTATCACAATATATAATAAGTGATTTAATTTATGTTACAAGTAAACGATATCGAATATCTTATAATTTTAATGTTCCTATTATAGATCTGGATAAAATCACAATAATTGAAGATTTAAATAGTTTTATAATAGATGATATAAGTAATAATATAAATAATATATTTCATGAAAAGGAAATATTATATTATGATAAAGATGATATAAATCAGCGTTTAAATCAAATTGATGGAAATGAATTGAATATAAAATTATGGAAATTATATGAATATATTCGTATAAAAGATTATATTTATTATTTAAAATTATTAGATACAAGACAAATACCAAATATATATAAAATATTATCTCCAAGATTAAATGATACCATGTATAGATATAAAATATCAATAAATAATACTATAACAGGAAATAGTAATATACAAGATAAATTAAATGATTTTAATGCGAATATAATATTTACGAATGAATATAAAAGTTTATTAAAAAATAGAAATGATAGATTAAAATCAACAAAATCTACACTGAAAACTTTAAATAGTACATTTAATTTTAGTTTTAGAAATGATACAATAAAAAATGATATATTATTTGCAGAACATATGATTATATCGAATGATGGAAAATATATTTTGATAAAAGAAGGAATACAAAATATTATAAATTATGATGATTATTTAATTACATTGATAAATTCAGGTAGTGATAGTGAATATATTTTTAAAAATAATAATATAGATATTAATACTTATTATGATGAACAACGAAAAAGTGAAATACATTTTGGACTAAAAATATATAAAATTGAATCAAAAGATGATAAAATATATATTACAGATGAAAACATGGAAGAATTACCATTTAATACTATGATTGGATATTATTTTCAAAACAGTATAATTACCATAAAATCATGTTATACAGAAATAGAAAAAATATTATTATCAGATGACAATAAGTTTATAGTATATAAAAATGATAATTATTCTGATTCTGGATACAATAATAGAACATTTTCTAATTTAAATTTAGAAAAAGACCCATTTAGTGGAAATATAATGTTATTATATACTTTAGAGAATGAAGAATATGATAGAACAATATATTATTTAAATGGAGGTGGTTCATTAGAAACTACAATTATTTCAAATAATATGATAGAGTATGATATTAATACAAATGTTTTTCCTTCAAAAAAATCATTTACTTGTTTAGATATAAATAATATATCTGATTTAAATTGGAATGCTTATCAAGATAGTGAACTGGGAAATACAGATAATTTTAGTCAATATAATAATGATTTTATGATATATATAAAGTTAGATGAGTTTAATAATTCAGATACATATTATACATTTCAAGAATTTGTAGAAAAGGCATTTTTAACAATTGAATGGGTTGGTGATGATGGTAAAATTTATATTACAAAATTTCTTTTGAGTAGTTTCAAAAATATAAAAACAATTATTACAGATACATCATATAATAGATATATATCAGGTCTAATTAGAATGGTTACTACTATAAAAGATGATCAAGATAATTCTATACCTCAAAATAATTGGACTGCTAAAATTGAATATTTAAATGACACAAATCAAATATTTATAACATCAAATAGAGATATAGATAAATATCCAGTATATACATATAATAGTTATAATTCACAATCAAATAGTAAATCATTTATAAAAAGAGATAGTAACCAACCACGATTTAAATTAAATCATAAAATAAATCATATAAAATTAGGTATAAAACAAAATGAAATAAGTGAAAGTGTAATACAAAATGATGGAACAATAAATAAACCATCATTACTTAAGTTTACTACATTTATGATATTAAAAAAATACAAAATAGGTCATGAAAATAGAAATTATGATATAAATTCAATACAAAAAGATGAAAATTTCTTTGTAACACCTGATAGTAGTACAGAAAATGTAGGTAATTTAAGTTTGATAGCATTAGGTCGTTTAGAAATCATTTTATCGTCAAATACATTTAATCAATCACTATATGCATTTCATTTACCAATGATAAATTTTGATGAGGATCCATTAGATAAATTTAATGATATAAATAAAAAAATAGAACAGATTGAATATATTAGTAATGATAATTCTATGAATATTTTTGATAAAGGTATGATTTATGATTTTTCTATTTTAACAAAAAATAATAAAAATTTGGTATTTTCATGTGTAGGAATAAAGAATCATAATAATGTAATTAATAATAATAATATATATGATACTTATGATGATGAAAATCCATGGGGTGTATATGTAAATATATATACGTTGTTTTATAATTTAAATAATATAACAGGAAATAAAACAAAATATTATGCGGATTATTATGAAACAATATCAGGTGAAATAGAAACAAACACGTTTTATTATAGAAAAAAGATTAATATAGATAGTATTATAGGTTCAAATATAAATACATCATTTGAAGGTATTCAAGTTAAATATGATAGTGTGAATAATACTATTATAATGGTAATATTAGGATTGTCTTTAACCTCATCAGAAGAAAATAAATTATATATATTAAAATTAAATGGATTATTATTAGAAAATTCAAGAACTGAATATAATATTGATTCATTAGATGATATATTCGAAATAAATAATATATTAGATTATATTCAATATTTTAATAAAATTACAAATAATAGTATATCACTAAATACAAGTTCAATTAATCGTTTTGAAAGGCAATCGTTTGTATTATCCGATAATGGAACATGGTTAATATTTATGGATTTCAAAGGAAGTAATAATATAGAACATCCTTTGTATATATATAAAAAAATACATAATAAAAATAATGATGAAATAAAATATATAAAAGTAAAAAATACAGATATTGTATTTAATGATGAAAAATATTTTGAAAATTCTAAATATCCAGGTAAATCTCGTGGAACACATAAAAATAAAATTTTAAATCTATTAAGTATCACAAATATTACAGAAAATGAAAATATTATTGTATTAGCAATAGCAGATAAAGAGTATACAAAAGAAATAAATGGGTTGAATAAAAAAATAGGTAGAATACAAATTTTTTATTTGAATATGAATACTATATTGAATTATAATGATGAAGATGATTTTGGAGACATAACAGAAACTAATGTAGAATTTACTTCATCAAATATAGAAAAATATTATGAAATAGAAGGAGATAATATAGATGAAAATGAATTAGAACATCAAATAAGTATGCCTATTATAAAAACAATAAATGATACTGAAATAAATACTAAACGAATATTAATATCACATAATTCTGAAAATGTAATGAATATAAAAAATAAAACATATAGAAATTCATATTTATATGAATTAAATTTGTAATAATATTGTAGTAATAAAAAATAGTATATTAATACAATAAGAATTGAATAATCAAATATGGAACATACTAAAATATTAATAGTTCATCCACAAATAGCTGATATAGAACAATTAAAACAATCTTTGAATAAAGATGTAAAAATGTATATAACAACATCTATTAAAAATATATCAATATATCGATATATAAAGAATATAGCTTTTTTATATCATAAAGAAATAAAATTTCCTTTTTATTTTGATTCACCTGATGAAATAATAAATAATAATAATTATATGTCTGAAAATGTTAAATCATATTTAGAAAAACATGTTGTAAAAAATAATATTATTATTGATTTTTTAAGTTGTTCTCTTCCAAATTATGCACAAAAAGAACTACTATACTGGGGTAATCAAAATAATATATCTTTACGATTTTCATTAGATAATACTGGTGTGTTACCAGCAAATTGGATTATGGAATCAGGAACATATATGAGTAATCCTGTTGATATAAAATCTATATATTTTAATTCATTAATTTATAGATGGAAGGTGATATTAGATGAACAAAAAATATTTATGAATGATCCAGATGGTAATTTAGAAAAGCACTTTGAAGTTCATCATATAAGTAAAATGGTCATACAGCGTTCGGATGTACCATCATCTGATATTTTTGTAGATATTAATAATGATTATATACATGCGTATATTCAACTAGATGAAGGTTATATTTTTAATGGTAATGGATATTGTGTAGATATATCTGAAATGAAAATATATTTAGAAGATAATAGTACTATTCCATATAATAAATGGAATGGTTTAATACAATGTTGTTCAGACTCAACACTTCCTAATAGAAAAAATATAATTAAGAATATAGGTGTAAAAGGATTATTCGATTATAATCAATTATCTATAAAAGGTGGATATATAATTAGACCTAATAATAATTGTTTTGAAATATATGATTCGTATGCACATGGACGAATAAATCGTGAAGGTGGTGGTATAGTAGGTGGAGGGGCTGGTAATATTGAACCCACTAATACACTGTCAGACAATGAAGAGAATAAAATTCAAAATTCAATTTACATATACAGTTGTTATCATAAAGGAATAAAAGAACAATGGTCAGGTGGAATAGTAGGTTCAAGTTCGGGTCAACATATGGATATAATTATTCAAAGTTGTTATTCAATGGGTGATATAAATATGTATGCAGGTGGTATCATAGGAGGTGTTAGTAGTATAATAGATGGATCTGATGTTTCATATAATAACAAAACACATATTGTGCAAAATTGTTATTCTACAGATATAGATGATGGAAATAATCTGAATATAGTAGGAGGTGGTGGTATTGTAGGTATTATAAATGTTTATAATTATAAAATGAATGTAGAGAATTCATATTCGACAGGAGATATATCATTTGTATCAGATGGTAATAGTTATGTTATAGGGGGGGGTATATATTCATATGTAAATAATGATATTAGTACTAATTTTGTAAATATAAATACATATACAAAGGATTGGAATTATAATGATATAGAAATAGATTCATCAAATATACGATTAGGTAAATATAATTTAGAACTGATTAAAACGAATAGTGACAAAATTATTGATAATAATGAGTTAATACATTATAATTTAAATGATGGATTTAAAGGATATGATATGTGTGGAAATTATACAACTGATATGTATCCAAAATTATTATCATTTATAAATAAATATAATGATTATAGACAATATTATATATTCAAAAAACTAGATACAAATATATTACAAAGAGGATATTCACCATGGATATATCCAGTTCTTGATGTAGAAAATTCATATAAAATTCATAGAAATGAGAATTTGAATGAGACTGGAACTGGAACTGGAATGAACAAGAAAATGACAATAATATCTGAATCATATACCAAACATAATGATATACCATTGTATGTTAATACAGAAATATTACATTTAGGATTTTATATGGATATGATGTATCAAATATATAAAGATCGTGACTCAAGTTTAAATGATATTTCTGCGAATATACACGAATATCCAGATGAAAAATTAAGAACATACTTAAATTCAAATAATGATTTAAATTCTTCTAATCCTTTAGAAAATTTTGATAAATATGTAGAAAAACGTTATATGATGATAAGAGCAAGAAATTATTTAAAACATATCAGAGAAAATAAAGAACAATTACAAATAAAAGAAGAAATACAACAAATTTTTACGAAAAGAGATAATGTAAATAATTATGATTATAAAATAATGGATGTTGTAATTGGAGATATGACACGTATAAAATATAATGAAGAAATAAAAGATACTGAATATTATGATAATAATTCAATAAAAAATTCAGATTTGAATGTAAAATTACAACATCAAAATAATTTTACGAGAGATATACCAAATACATTATATACAACTGTAAATTCTCAATATTCACAAAAAGATTTATTCTTTTTATCTAATTTTATTGCAAATTTTAATAAATTAACAAGAGTTGATTTAGCTGATGATAGTATATCTGGATTATCAAAAAAGATAGTGAATGATTTTTCATTTAATACAATTAATGATAGTATACGCATTTCTAAAAAATTAAATAGTTATTCAATTTCCGATGAGTTAAAAGACTATGCTAAAAATATATCTGAATATTTTCCTAGTTATTATGGTTATAGAAATATATATGATACAAGTAATTTAGAAGTATATACAGATACAGGTTTTAATGAAAAATATATTAATGCATTTATAGGTGGTGATGATGGTGATGAAAATATTAAATTTAGAAATATGGGAAAACAATCATTATGGAGTATATTTGAATTATTACATATGAAGAAATATAAAAAAGTATTAGAGCAAAATTTAACTCGTATAGTTCCTCCATATAAAAATGTAATAGATATACGTAATCAAAATGTAGAATTTCCACCAGAAAGATTTACATCACTTGAAGATATGAAAAATGTAAGTACAGATAATTTAAATAAAATACAACGATATTTATATAGTGAATTTAGTAATCAATATTATCCATCACATTTATTCTACGACTTATCTTTATCTTCAATATAATATAATTTGTATTACTTATAATACAATTAACATTAATTTAATAAAATTTGAATAAAAATAAATATAAATATAAATGTGATATATATATTTAATAGATGAAAGAAGATAAAATAAATCAAAAAGACATATATACATTAACAGAAAATGGTAAACAAATTAATGTAAATATAGAACCGGTAATTACAAAAAATATAACTAATATTGATGATAATGATCATAAAACACGTGAAACATTAATAAATAATAATAAACGAAATCATAGAATATATATTTATATAGAGGAAACGAAAGAATATATTATGACTATAATTGATGATACAATTGATGTGGATGAACATTTTTTTTATATGTTATTACGAAAGGTAATGGAATACGTGGATAAAAAAAAGAAAGTAGATGGTTCAGAAAAAAAATATATAGTAGAAGTTGTATTAAAACATTTTGTAAATGCTTTAAAGAATGATAATAGAAGAGAAAAATTGAATACATTATTAGATAGTGGTATAATATCAGAAACAATTGATTTAGTAATTGATGCGAGTAAAGGCAAAATGAAATTAAATATAAAAGGTTTACAAAAAATATTCAATTGTTTATTAAATGTATCTTGTAATATAATGAAGAAGAAATAATATAAATAATATAAATAATATCATCTAACTATATATGAATATTCTAAATATATATGAATATATATATAAACATTATGATCTAATATAATGAAGTGTAATACATATTACAATTGATTATATAATGAGTATATCAAATACATCAAAAAAATATATAGTTCAAAATTCAAATTCAGATACACAACAAATAAAGAGGATGGTTGTAGGTGGTATAGCAGGGGTAATTTCCAGAACAATGACAGCACCTATTGAATTATATAAAATACAAAGACAGAATTCATATATGGAAAATGCTACTATAAAAGATGTATTAAAGAATGAAGGAATATGTGGATTATGGAAAGGAAATTTAACAAATATTATTCGTATATTTCCACAAACAGGTATTAATTATATGATATATAAAAGTGTATATGAATCTCAATTATTGAAAAATAAATTTGGTAATCATAATCATATAAATGATCATATAAATGATTCATATAGACAGATGATATCAGGAACAATGGGAGGTATAATATCAACAATATGTATTTATCCACTAGAGACAATTCGTTCAAGATTATCATTACAAACAAATAACAATCATTATAGTGGAATTATGGATGCGTTAAAGAGAATGAAAATAAATGAATTATATAGAGGATTATCAGTTGGATTGTTAGGATTTGTACCATTTAATACATTAAATTTTGTAATTTTTCATGATATGAAGAATAGAATGATGCAAGTAAATAATAGAAAGGAAGAAAATAGAAAAATAAGTAATGTAATTATTTATATGATATCAGGGGGTATAGCTGGAGTGGGTTCAGTGTCTATAACATATCCAACTGATGTAATACGAAGAAGATTACATTTACAGGGTTTTGATAAAAATGTTCCAAAATATGATGGAATAATAGATTGTATTAGAAAGATATATAAAGTAGAAGGAATATATGGATATTACAGAGGATTAGGAGCATGTTATATGAAATTATTTCCTGCAGTATCAATACAATTTACAATAATGGAATATTTAAATGAAAATAAGTATATAGTATAATAAAATATATTATAATAGTATTTACCTAAATTAAAATGGGAAAAACAAAAGAAACTATACCAATATCATTAGAAATTGATGGGACAAAAAGGTCATTAAATGGTTATAATATATCACAAACAAACGTTAAATTAAATAATTACATGGAAGAATTACTAAAAATAATTGAAAAAATAATAGTAGGAGATACAATATTAGATATTCAACAGGAATTATCGGCGTTTCGAAAATTAGATCCTAATGGAAAATTAGATGTATTAACAAATAAATCGTTGGAAGCGTTTGTTGCAAATAAAACCACTCAATTAATAGTAAAAGATTTAGAAAATAATATTTATGAAATTACAAAACGTTTTGAATACGATGAATCCAATCAAATAGCAAATCCAACAATTGAAATTGAGTTAGCACAAGAAGCAGAAGTAAATATGAACTTATTATATAGTTTATATATTGCATATTTTGGACAACCTGAACCAGATGGAACACCTGGAACAATTAATGGTTATAATACTGAAAATTTGAAAATATTAGTAGATGCGTTTGAAACAACAGGTGATCCTGAACTATTAAAATTAGCTGGTTTATTAGATACTATTATAGATAATGATAATGAATCATAACCACATTCATATTCATATTCATAATCATAATCATATATTAAGATATGGATTGATAAAATTCTTTAACAATAGGATTGGAACGGATTTTATGTGGATTGAATGATTCTAAATATAATCCATCTAGAGATTTTACACGAGATAACGCAACATAAGTTTGTCCATATGTAAATATAGAATCACCTAAATTCATTGACGCATTATCTAATGTAATTCCTTGTGACTTATGAATAGTAATTGCCCATGCCAAAATAAGTGGAATTTGTTTAATTTCAAATTGTGGTATATTTGAACTTTCAAATGCATATGGTATTATCTTCTTTTCAATACCATTATTAAATAGAACTTTAACATAATTATTACCTAATTCAGTAATAGTTCCAATTGAACCATTACATATACCATTATCTACATCTAAATTAATAATACACATAACTTTTGAATTTAATTTTAGTTCTAACTTTTCATCAAATCTACTATTTTTAATCATATATTTTTCTTCTTGTTTTAATGTGTATGGGGTAGGATTATCATTATCATTATCATTATCATTATCATTATCATTATCATCTACATTAGTGTTTTTTTTATAGAATATTGAGAATTCCTCTTCTTTAATTGGTTTATTAAATTTAGAAGAATATTTATATACTTTTGTTTCTGATTTTAATGATTTTAAAAATTGTGTATTAATATTATTTGCTTCTTTTGTAGTGGATACTAAACGAATTATGTGTTTATTTTTTAAATTATTCTCTGAGTTATTCTCCGAGGTATTCTCCGAGTTATTTTTATTTATATTTGAAATAAGTCTTTTTTGTATAATATTATAACTATTTTTTGATAGATGTCCTTGTCTTATTTCTTGTAAGATAGAAATATAATTTTCATCATTTTGTCTATAAATTTTATCCAATACAATTTGATGTTCAAATGTTTTTTTCCATAATTCAGATTCAAAACAGAATTGTTTACTTTCTGGAACTAATGCATTACCGATAGGTGATAATTGAAAGAAATCACCACAACATATTAATTGAATACCTCCGAATATTTTATCTGATTTTCTAATACGTCGTGCAATATAATCTAATAATTCGAAAATCTGTTTTGACATCATACTTACTTCATCTATTATTAATATATCTACTTCTTTCCAATTTTTACATATCTTTTTTTGTTTTAATATTCTAAATAAGATATGATCCCTTGAACCCTTTACTGCTCCTATTCCAGACCAACTATGAAGAGTTTTGGAACCCATACCAAGTAATACAGAAGCACAACCAGTTAAAGCACATATTTGTATATTTTTATTTTCGTTTTTAGCATGTGTTTGTAATTTATTGATAAGGAATGATTTACCTGAACCGCCTGGACCAGTAATAAATATATTTTTATTTTTTTTGAAATTGTCTAGACAATATAATTGTTTTGGAGAATAGTTTTGATTGTCGTTGTAACAATCTGTCGCATATTTTGTAGATGTATCATTGGTGAATGTATTTGTATTCATAATAATCGTATGATAAAGTTAATGTATAATCTCTCCATGTATTTATTATTCAATTTTATATTTAATATATTAGTATATTATTAAGTATATGGAATATGTATTTACAAAATAATATATGTATAAGATATAAAAAATAGGAAATAGATATATTTATATTAATAATATTATAAGTATGGATTTTGATTTAGATGTAGAAAATTATTCAATAGATGAATTGAAATTAATAATTCATTTAGATAAAAATGATGATGAAAATAGTATAAATGAAAATGATTTGAATTTTGCGATAACAAAATCATTACAAAAATTAGTTCATATTCAAGAATTAGAACAAGAAGAAAAGAATCAAGTTCAAGAATTTTATTATAATATACGAGATAGATTATTAAAGTTTAGTAGAGAACAACATAAATTAAAAACCGATGTATCTAATTATAAAATACAAAATACATCAACACTTCAACCACATTATGTTCATAAGAATATAGAAACCACAGAAGAAGGAAAACGGAAAGAATTAATTAAAAAATCATTAAATGAAAATAAAAATCCATATGATTATCAATATAAAGGTGGTGTATTTCCACGAAATGTAAATTATGACTTAAATTCTTTTAAAAATGATATAGAAATTGATGGAGGTTTGAATTCAGTAAAGAAGAAATATTTAACTAGATTAATTAACATAGATTCATCATGGAGAGATAACGAAAAAAAATCAGATATTAATAATTTTAATTTTCGTATTTCACCTAATTTAAAAAATGTATTATCTATTCGTCTGATGTCTTTAGAATTACCTATATCTTGGTATACATTTTCTAGTAAATTAAAAAATAATTCATTTATTATAAAAGTATATAATTATCCAACGGAAGATAATTATATGAATATAAATAATGTTAATGAAAATGAAAATAATGAAATCATAGAAAAAGAAGAATTTAATATAACTATTGATGACGGTAATTATACAATAAATGAACTTATCGATTTATTGAATTATAAAATGAATTATTATAATGATGAAGATAAATATACACCTTTACGATTATTTGAATGGATATATGATATTACTAAAAATAAGATTGTATTCGTAATTAAAAATACGTATACCATAGAAAATACATCAATAACAGTTATTGATAAATTAAATGATACATTTTCATATGAATTATTATTTACGAATAAAAGAGAAACATTAGAAAGAAAAGCTGGTTGGATATTAGGATTTAGAAAGTCATCTTATCATGTAAAAAAAAACAATATATATAAAAGTATTGCTGCAAATGGTAATATTAATTATTGGTCTATAATTACAGAATCATTTTATAATCCAACTATCTATTCTTATATATATGTATGTATTGAAGATTATATTCAAAATAAATATGATACGATAACAAGTAATATAGAAAAGAATAATATAGATAATATTGCTTTAGTTAGAATTTCTATGTCAAATACATCATCAATATCATCACCTCAATATCATTTATCATCACCTCATAATTCATCATATTTACAATACGTTCAATTTAATACAAATGAGCATATACCCTTTTGTATCAAACGAGAATATTTTGGACCAATTACATTAGACAAATTAAAAATCTCGATTAGAGATCAATATGGAAATATTATACCTTTACAACAAGATTTTTCTTTGGCTATACAATGTGAACTTATGTATTCATAGATACATTTAGGCATTATTGAATGAATGATTATTACCATTAACATTACCATTAACATTACCATTACCATTACCATTACCATTACCATTACCATTACCATTAACACTCACACCGCCTTTTTTACCACCTTTTTTTCTTGATAAACGTCTTTTCTTTGGAGAACCTCTTTTCTTTGTAGAACCTCTTTTCTTTGTAGATCTTCTTACTGATTTTTTATGTGGTTTTTTTGAGGATGATTTATTATGTGATTTACGATTCCCCTTTCCTTTTCCACCTGATTTAACAGATACCATATTTAGTTATATAGTTTAATCAGAAAAAAAATAAAATAAAAATTGTATATATTATTTAAATCCTATATTCGTAGAACCAAATCCACCTTCTCCTCTTTCTGTATTATATTTAGAAATCATAGGGTCATATTTATCTACAAGTATAACTTGTTTAAATGGTGTAAGTGTTGGAGAACACAATTGAAATAAACGCATATTTTTTTTAACATGATAAAATTCGTTTTTTTCCTTTATATTAATATTATTCACATTATTTTCCTTAATTTGTTTTTTATTTTTATCTTCTATATCATTGTATGGAAAATTATATGTATGAACATCAACCTTTGCCATGATATGACCTCTATAACCAGAATCTATTATTCCAACTGAATTAGCCATTCGTAATGGTGTTTTACTAATACTTGAACGTGGATATAAATAATAAGCAGATGGTATATATTCATCATTATTATCTAAAACGTATGATTTATTTTTTATATAACAACAAGCACGAATATAGTGATTAATAGTACACTGAGTATATTTTCTCATAAAATGTTCAATAGCAATAAATAAATCAAATCCACTATCCATGTATTTATTCTCTTTACATTTATCATTATAATCTGTAATAGCATCTTTATATATTTCAATCAATTCATTCTCTCTTGATATATCATCTGGAAAATCCACAGCTATATATAATATATATTCATCAGACATATTTTCTATATCTATTACAAATATAATTCAATTAATGTTTAATCTTTAATTCAATTTAAAATATATTAAAATATATATTTTAATATATTTTATATAAAATAAATAATTTTAATTATTACCGCATAAAGCCTGTCTTGCTTTCATTAATGCGATTCTATCACTTCTTGTAGAAGCCGATATTACAGAACTATGTGTTATATTAAATTTATTTGTAATAACTTTTGGAGTTCCATCACTATTTGTACATTTTGCATTTGCTGTGCTACAAGGATATTTTATTGATGTTTTTGGCATTTTAAATCTATTATATTATAAAAATATATTTTTAAGATAATTTTCTAATATATAATTTAATTCTAATTCTGTTTCATTTTGAAAATCATTATTCATTATATGACTTAAATTATATTTATTTATAGTATCATTATAATCATTTTTTCCTTTCGTTTTTTGTATCATATATTTAATTTTATCTTTACAATATTTATATATTGATTTTATATATCTATCTTCTATTGTTATCTTTCTATTTTTCTCCATATCAATCTCTGTATTATCGTCATCTTCTTCTTCATCTCCTTTGTCTTCATCTCCTTCGTCTTCTTGTTCTTCTTCATCTCCTTTGTCTTCATCTCCTTCGTCTTCTTGTTCTTGTTCTTGTTCTTGTTCTTGTTCTGTTTCATCTGAATCTCCTTCTCGTTCTGTTTCACTTTCATCTGAATCTCCTTCTTGTTCTGTTTCACTTTCATCTGAATCTCCTTCGTCTTTATCTCCTTCTTGTTCTGTTTCACTTTCATCTGAATCTGAATCGCCTCCAAATAAAAATAATCCACCATTTTTTATTGTAGATTTATTAGAATAATCACGTATATTTTCGTTTAAATATTGATACATAATATCAAAAATAATTTTTTTGAAAATATGAATACCAAATTGTAATTCTATTTTTATAGATATTATATTATCATTATCATTATCGTTTGTATTGTTGTCAGAATCTATATTTGAAACATATTTAAAGACATAATTATTTGAATCATATACAATAGATTTATTAAAAAAAGAATTTATATATATAGTAACATATTGTATACATATATCAGGTAATTCTAATTTATTTTCATTATTCTTTAAAAAATCACTCAACAAAATACTCATATTCAAATGTATATATTTTATATATTATATATATCTGAATATTTCATTCCTTTATTAACGAACATTTAAAATATTTTGGAAAATCATATATAATATATATATCTTCCTTCTGATGAATTAACCTATTTAATATATACATATTTAATGTATGTGAATTATTCATATCCAAATAAATAAATGCAGAATGACTATTATACCTTTTATGTTTTATTATACGAATTTTATTAATTTCTCCTATCTTTAACTTTTCAATAATCTCTTTTAACTCACTTTCCCTCAGATCACTTGGATACGTTGTAATACATAACCCTATACGTTTTTTATTCATTATATTTTTTATGTGCATATATGCTTTATATTGTTTCAATTTTTTTTTAATCAGATTTCTGTATAATTATTCTATAGAATTCAATAATTAATTCCAAATTTTATATAGCTGTTAGAAATCTTGGACATATTTTATTAAAAATACATATTTACCGTATGTATAATTCTTTAAATTGTTTTATATATAAATATCAAATATTAGAAGTTGAAAAAGTAAAATTGAATATAAGATATGATATATATGGATGAGTATAAAATTCAAAAAGATATGTATTCAAGAACAAGATTGAATTACGGAAACAATATGAATAAAAGATCATCATTTCAAGTGAAAAATTCTTTCACAATGTTTAATCAAATAGAAAATGAAACGAAAAGTACAAAGAAAAATGTAAATATTCCTAAACGATTGACAAAAAATGAATGTAGACGTTATCAAGAAAAGGTTAGTAAATTAAATTATGATAAAATTAAACCGAATTTACCTATTAAAATGAAATGGACTACACCAAAACATAAACAATATATTTATAAATCAAATAATATAGCACCAATAACAAGATATAATCATAATAAAAATGAAAATGAATATAATTATAATAATGATTTAATATGGTGTTTAGAAAAAGATAAAAGTTGGGCTGATGAAATGGATGATTATGTAGATGAACAGGATGATTATGTAGATGAAATGGATGATTATGTAGATGAAATGGATGATTATGTAGATGAAATGGATGATTATGTAGATGAACAGGATGATTTGTACTAACTTTAATTTAATTATAATATAATATAAATAAAAATAAATAAAAAGAGGTTTGTAATAATAATAATAATAATAATAATAATAATACTATTTGAATATGACAAAAACAGAAACATACAGTAATTTATGGTTTCATTTTTTTATAAATATTCAAAATATTAAGATCGATAATCATAAACAAAAAGATAATGAAGATGCTTATGTATATATATCATCATTATTTCGTGAAATATTATCATTAATGGAGAAGAGTTACATAAAAATAATAAAAGACGGTATATTTGATTATAAAATATCATATATGAGTGTATATGATAATTATAATTTTTATTTAAGAGATATGATAATAGAAGAAGAATTATATGATGATTTACGATATATTGTATTATATTTAGTGTATATGAGAGATCAGTATTATGGACAAGGTATGAGAACTATATTTTATAAATTATTATCTGTACTATATGATTTTTTTCCGAGTATTTCATATTATATTATATTATCATTAGTATATTCAAATACAGAATATAATTTGAAAGATAAAGTTAAATATCCATATATTAATAAACAATATGGATCATGGAGAGATATATATGGAATAATTAGTGAGACATATAGAATGACTAAAAATAAAAATTCACCAATTATTTATGATTGTATTGAATTATATACATTACAATTATTAGAAGATATAAATAATATTCATTATTCAAATCCTATATCAAATGTTGCTAAATGGATACCAAGAGAAAATAAATTAAAAAAAAATGAAAAATGGATATATCATACATGTAGACATGTTTTTTTCAAAAAAATAAAAAATATGTATTCATATATTAAAAATACAAACAATTATAAAACCGGTTCATCGATAGAATTAATGGATACAGATATATCTTATGATAATTTAAGGGCGAAATATATACGTATTTTTGATACGATATTTCATATAGAAAAGATATATAAGGGTTATAATGAAGAAATAGAAAATAATGAATATCCAAAAAATTCGAATAAATTATTTCGTAGGATAATATCGTATTTGAATCAGTATGGATGTTCCACGATTGAGATATATATGTGTAATCAAAGATGGAATATGATTCAGATAGAAAATGTACGAATACCTACAATATTAAAATATAGTAAATCCTTTTTAGATACAAAAACACGTAATAAGAAGAAATTTAAGTTTACAAAAAAGGTAATTCAATATATACAGAAAAAACATTCATATAATAATTTTAATCATCTCTCCATAAATTATTTAGAAAAACTTGTTAAGAAATCTATACGATTATATAGTTCTGTAAGAACCCATATTGAACGAGTATGGATACATAAATGTTCAGAATATATATTTAATCATAATATAAATGAAGATAAATTTCATAATATATTACCAATATTAAATTTAGAAGAGGGTAATGATGAATTATTATATAAAAATATTTCATTCGCATTATTTATAGCAAAACGAAATGTATATCCATTTAAAAATAGAATATTAATAGTTCATCATAATCCTATATGGATTAATATAGAAAATTGTTATGATTTTACTGAAATGGTTAAATTAATATTATCCTATAAAGATTTATCATATGAATATATACAAGAATATGAAACTCTATTAAATGATAATATGAATATAAATAATTCATTATATAAATCAACAAAATTTACATCAACTATATATTATCTATTTAATACATTACATTCGGTGATTAATATAGATAATAATGATAATAACAATGATAATATAAATAATGATAATAATAACAATAACAATAACAATAACAATGATAATATAAATAATGATAATAATAACAATAACAATGATAATATAAATAATGATAATAATAACAATAACAATAACAATGATTTATTATATAAAAATATTAAATGGGTTATAATAACATCTGAAATTTCTAAACAAGAAATATGTGATATAAATAGTTTTATTCGTGATTATGAAACGTATACAGAAACAACTAATCTATTTCCACATATTATTTTTAATATTACAAATATAAAAAACATTGATTTAACATATGAATTATTTAAAAGAAAAAACATACATATATATTTTAATCAATCTTTATCGTCATTTACATATTTACATAGTATGAAAAAATTATTATTTGTTAATAAAAAGCATAATTCAGATAAATTTATTTATGATGACGTTGAAATTCATGATTCCATCTATTTTTATAAAAAAGCATTAGAACATTCAAGATATAATAAAATTTCAAATAAATGTATTGAAATGGCAATGGAACAATTCCAATTTGTAAACTACATATCCTACAATTACTTAAAACAATAAATATATATTATTATAGAATAATGTATCTGTAACTATGTTTTATTATGGTAATTATGATATATATCAAAATAGTATATATCATAATGAATATAATGAATTACAAAATACATATAATGAGTACGACTATGATTATACAGATGATTCAGATACTGATATTAGTGATTATAATATAAATGATTATGATAATAGAAACAAAAATTATGATTATGATAATATATATATAGATTCTATACAACAAATGACAGATATCAGAAATCCTGATGAACAATTTTCTGATCAATTATTACCATCTACGAATACACAGCAAATACCAATATTAAATTTACCTGAAAATCACCAACAAGTTAATTTATCTATGCAAGGTGGTAATATACAAATATCAGCAGATACAATTAATATGGCTACATTACGTAATTCTATAATTCAATTGAATCATATGAGAGAACAACAACGTTATCAAATGTATAATTTTTCACAGGATTTATCTTCCGTAAATAGAATATTTGTCCAAAATACCGAAAACGATCAAATATATAATCAAGTTATTCAAGGTTCTCAGGATACACTCCAGCCAGTTGAAAAACATATTATTACTGAAGAAGCTAAACAAGAATTATATGAATATATATTTTCTATTACAGATGAAAGGTTTAATGAAGAAAAATATAATAATATATGTCCAATTTCATTAGAAGATTTTAGAGATGGTGATAATATTATAGAAATACCATGTAAACACCGATTTATTAAAGAAAATATATTAACATGGTTAGAAGAACAATCAGCATCTTGTCCTGTATGTCGTTATGAACTTGATTCTAAAAAAATAATTGTAAAAGAATGTAGGTAATTAGTCTGTTTCATCACCTTCATCGTCACCTTCATCGTCACCTTCATCGTCACCTTCATCGTCGATTTCTTCATTAGCATCTTCATCATCACTTTCTTCATCATCATCATTTACCTGTGTTTCTTTATTATCTTCATTAACATCTTCATCATCACTTTCTTCATCATCATCATTTACCTGTGTTTCTTTATTATCTTCATTAGCATCTTCATCATCACTTTCTTCATCATCATCATTTACCTGTGTTTCTTTATTATCTTCATTAACATCTTCATCATCATCTTCATTTTCGAGATTTGGATAAATATTTAATATATCTTCATGAATAATATATTTTAAACATTCATTTTTAATAGTAGATGATGTATTATTTTCATCATTATATTGGTATTTAAATGATTTTGTAATGTGTTGTGTATTTTTGTTTGTATATAAATTATCTATTTCAATATAACTTAAAATTAAATTATAATGGAAAAATCCTAAATCCCAATTTTTCCAAATTGTATTATTTTCTTTAAGTTTATTAAAAAATGTTTTAATACATAAATATAAATCAATTGTGATAGATGTATTTTGATTATCGGTATCTATATTGATTCCAAAAAAGTTATTTAATATATTTTTAATAATTTCTATGTATGCTTCTTGATATTTATTATATGAATTATTTTGATAATGTATATTATATAGGTCATATATATTGTTATCATTATTATCAATATTATTACATAGTAAATACATGAAATAATAGAAATCGATTATTTCATTTCGTTTAAATTGTTCATATTTATTATAATAATCTATATTTTTACTTTTTAATTTAAATATATATTCTGCTAAATCATAATATTGATTTTCTGTATCTGTTAATGTATTTATATCTACATAAAATATTTTATTTAATAAAGTATTAATGATTTTATTTGTATTAAGTTCAAATGTATTTTCTGATGAATTTATTTCATATATTTCATATAAATAGTTAAAAATTTTGTAATATATATTATTATAAAATTTAGGTGGATCAGTAATATATGTTTGTACCATTTCTATTATTATTTTTTTATCATTATCATTATCTAAATTGTAATATAAAAATATCTTCTTTTTTAACTCTTCTTGTTGCTCTATACTCATTGTTGTATCAGTAAAATATATATCATTTAAATATTTTTGTATAATAGTATTATTATTGTCATTAGTTTCATCGAATGGATTTTTCATATACATAGATAATCCAAAGTCAATTAATTTATAATTATTATCATATGGTGTAATTTCATTAAATATATTTCCAAAATGTGTTATATCATTATGTAATATATTATTATCATGTAATAATTTTAGATTATTTCTTATGTGTTGATAAAAGATTTCCATATTAAATTCATAAATTGTATTTTCGTTATAATATTTTCTAAAAATAGAATCAATATCATAACCTATTAATAATTTACCTGTTAACAATTCAAAATAAATATCTTTATCATCTGTGTATTGTGTATTTTTACTTAAAACACTACATTCTTTTAATTCTGGGTGTTCTATATTTATATTTTCCAATTTAATTACACTATTATTTTGTGGATGTTTTTTTTCAAGATAACCAAAATATTGTCCATTCTTATCTATTTCTTTTAATATTTGATTTATAAATTCTTCATTCATATAAGGATAATAGGTAATCTGCATCTTTGTTACATTTTTATCTTTTACAAGAGGACAATTATTTTCATCTCTTTTATAATCTAAATCTAAATCTGGATTAATACATCCGTATGAACCTTCTTTTAATGTTTTTGTTCTATTTTTTTTCTGTATTTTACTATGACTATTTTTATTATTACTACAATTTATAAAATCAATTTTATCATTGTCTTTTTTGTTATTCACATCATTATTTTCTTCGTTATTCAGAGTTGTTTTACTATCACTCATTATATATTATATGTATTCAAATATTATTAAATCTAAAATTGAAATATAATTTAAAATATATTTTAAAATAAATAATATTGATATATAAATTATGCCAAAAATTATTAGAAAAACGAATAAATGTACTATAAAAAAATCGATGGAAGATAAATATATAGATAGTTTAAATGATAAAGAATTGATTGCTCTTAAAATAGCAAGAGAACATTTACAATCATCTTTCAGTTTATCTTCATCTATTGGATATAAAGAATATTTAAAGAATAATAATAATAACTAATGAATATAAGAATATATTTAATATGAAAAATAAACATAATAAAACAAAAAGAAATAATCGTAATAATAATCATAAAAATAAAAATAATAATAATTGTAATACACGTAAAAAAAAATTAAATATATTAAAAAATATAAATATAAGATTATTAGATAATGTACGAAATAATATAAACAATCCTTTTTTTAGAGGAGGTACTGCGACTAATACAAATATAGAAACTACGAGTAACGAATCTACGAATGAAGAAAATGACAAAATTCAAAAATATTATGAATCTATAAAGGATTTAGACATAGTAAAAATAAAAGAAAAATTTAAAGACGTATTTTACAAGGATTTAATAGATGGTTTATCAGAAGTAAAAGAAGAAGATAAGACATTTTTTGAATTATTTATAGATAAATTAATAAAAGAAAACGAAAAAATATTAGAAACTGAACATGATATAATTGAAAATTATATGAATGAACAAATTAAACTTAGTACTGAAAAAACCAATAAGGATAAAGAAAATTTGAAAAAACAATTATTAGATTATTATTTTGGTGTATTAATGATATTATTTATTTCAGACATATATGAATTAGAAATAGATGATAGTGTTTTAGGATTAGATGGAATTGGTGATCCAATACTTATCACAATACCATAATATCATATCATATCATATCATATCATATCATATCATATCATATTATATTATATTATATTATATTATATCATATTATATCATATTATATCATATTATATCATATTATATCATATTATATCATATTATATCATATTAATACTAAACATAAATAATAATTATTTTATAGTTTATACAAATTCATTTTTTTAAATTCGGAAAAGGATATAGTTTTGGGTTTGGGTAAATCTGTTATATCTGTTTTATTATTTGTATTTGTATTTGTATTTGTATTTGAATTTGAATTTGGATTTTCTTGATTTTCTGGATTTTCTGGATTTGTATTTACATTATTTATTGAATTATTTTCTTTATTTATTTTCTTATTATATTCTTCAAAATCTGCTATAGATCCACATTTTTTAAATTGAATTGTTTTATTAATAAAGGTTGTTAATTCATTATCTATAAACATATTATCATCCATGTCAAAATGTATATAATTATATAATGTATTATTGGATAAATCATTCAAATTATTTTTTAAATTATTTTTGTTACTAGTATTCGTTTCATATATATCATTATATTTTTGATTATTTATTTCTTTATTTATTTTGGGTTTTGCTTTTATAAATAGATAATCATTTTCTTTATCTATTTTTATTTTTTTATGTTTTAAATGATGATTACTATCATCATCGTCATCATCATCATCATCTGATCTAAATTCTTCTTCTACTTGTTTATTTAATATTGTTCTTAGATCATTGAAGTTTAGTTTATAAATACATTCTTGATTTTCGGTTATTACATATTTTCTTGCTCCTACTAATAAATATAAAAATGATATGTTTAAATCAGACCAATAATCAAAACGATGGTCATCATAATTATATTTCATATAATAATTAGTTTTTGGTGTTTCTACCTTTATATGATTATGTTTATTATTTTCCGTATAATCTAGTTTTATATATGTATCATAAATTCGATTTGAATGTTGAAACTCATTTGTTATTTTATTAATATCAGGTTTATAAAAGATAGGATATGATTCCATAAAATCTTTTTCTTTTAGTTGTTCTTCTGTAAATTCATTCCTTTTTTTGATAAGAGTATCATATACTTCTTCTTTTTCTTTTTTGGAAAAATCTGGAATAGAAAAATATTTATAAATATATGAACATCCCAAAAAAGAAAATAATGTTCCAAAAAATGTTATTGAGGCACATTTTAAAAAAATTATATATATATTATCTTCCATCACCGTTTTTATTTTATTCATATTAACTATTTTCTATCATTTTGCTTTAATTCATTTTTTCTATATTCTATTAAAATATCCATTTCATCTAATAATATCGGAACTATTATTTTTATATATGAACAATTTCTATTATTTGGATGTAAACATACTAAATACATATCATTAATCTTATAACCATAACGTTTTTCTAAGATATATCTATATAAATTTAATTGTATAGTATAATGCCAATAATTTGTATCCGGTATATGTTCTAATCCAGGTATATTTGAATGTTGCCACATATTTACCTTTTTAATTTCTTTACATCTCTTCCAATCACATATACATAATTTTCCATCTTCATATTTATATAACATATCAATAGATCCTGCAAAATATAATTCTTCATCATATACAGTCATTTCTGTTCTAAATGCTTCCATTTTCATTTGTTCTTTTGTAAAACTATAATTACCTTCTAATCTATCTTTTTCATATTCCTTAAAATATTCATATTCTATACTTTTATTATCATGTACTATTCCATTATAAAAACATTCTATATCATAATGCATTTTTGTACCTGCATTAGCCGCACTAACTCTATTTTGTTCCCATGATAATTTTATTTGTTCTTCTGATAACGTGGAATATTTACTTTGATTCCATTTTTTAGATTTTTTCATATTCTCAATAACTTTATCTGCATTAAATTTATTAAATAATCGACCTATCCATGTAGTCACCGATATATAAGAAACTGGTTTATCATATGATGATGATGACTGATCGGTGATAGTATATTTATGTCCTGTTTCTTCAAATGAAATATATTTATCACGTGGATGTGTATTTTTTTTTGATAAAAGTGTAGGTGTTTTCATATTTTCAATATCCATTATATAATTCTATCTACATTTATACTATTCAATATACAATCAATTTTATATAAATTATAAGTATGGTATAATAAACATGGCATAAAAAATAGTAATTATGAAATATTGTTATTTTCTAATATATTATTTATATGATTTATATTATTTTTTAAATCAATTATTTCATCAGTAAGATTCGAAATAGTTTTATTATTATCTTTTATTATATTTTCTAATTCTGTAATATTTTTATTTTCTAATGTGTCTATTTTTGATGTAACACTTTCAACATCTTTTTTTAAATTTCTTACATTATAATAATGATCTATTTGATATTCTAAATATTGAACATTATCAACTGTATTATAATCATCTAAATCAATAGATTCTGTTGTAAAAAAATCACCATTTTCTTTTAATTTTATCACAAAAGATTCTATTTTTGAATCTTTTTCGCCTTTATATAAAAATCCATGAATGTAGAGTTGATTTAATTTATCTGTTAATATTTTTGTTACTACATAATTATCTATATCAGAATGATCCGACATAATTATTTCTTTCCTTCCAGAACCTATATTTATTTCTGTTTGTTCTGTAAATACAAATGATTTATTATCTATTATATCGTTTCCTTCAGTTGTTCCAGATATATCAAATGGGATACTTGTTTGATCTAATGATTTAACATCTATTGCAAAGGAAGAATCACTCGAAAAATATAAATATTCTACACCATCACCTATATCTATAAAATCTGGTGTATTATTTATATTATAACTAATACTTACATATTCAGATGTAGTAAAAACATTTTTTATTCCAAATGATAAATCTGTATTTCCATCAATATTAAGTGATACATCAAAATGGTATAAACCAATTTCTGAAAAACCTATATTTTCATATTTACTATATGATATATCATTAAAGATTATATTATAACTACCATCGGTAACATCTTGTCTTATTTTAATTGTATTTATACTACCATTAGTATAATCATCTTTTTTCATAAATTGGATGTATGGATTATCAATTACATCAGTATCACCAAAGGATGTATGTGGTTTTCCATTATCATTAAATTTATATAATACAATTTTATTTTCGGATTTATTTGTTATATCGGATACAATTCCTGAAAAATATACATTATCATATACATCTATTTCTATATTCGTAATTAAATCATATCTATCTGTATTTATATATTTATCATCTTGACCTTCAATTGCATTTTTATTATAATCTACATTCAATATTCTACATAATGATGTATCTATATTATTTTCCGTTTTATAATGTATATGTGAATGAATATTATCTGTATCCATATCTACATAATTACCTGATTTATCAACTTTACATATAAATGAGTCACCTATATCTGTATTTTCAGTAGTATTACTTGATGTTGGTAATATAACTCCTGCATAATATACATATTTATCATTACAATTTACTGCTGTAATAACTGCATTATCTATATCTAAATTTCTAATATTTGTATTAAATGATAAATCATCATTCGGTTGACAATCATTAATTTTAAATGCACGTATTCTTGATATTAATGTACTTATACGATTAGAACTTGTTCCAGTATTATCTATATGCATTCCACCAACATAAAAATTTTGTTGTTGATTAACTCCGGCATCCAGAAGTTTAGAATAATATTTTTCAATAGATATATCAAATGGTATTACAAAATTATGTGAAGTATCAATATCAATCGAATTCAATGAAAAATCCAATACAGACTCATCTATATCACAAAAATTATCTGTGAATTTACTTGTTATATCTGATGGTGTAGTACGAACACCGAATATGTTAGATGTAAATAAATCATCTTGTAGTTTAAATGAACGTAAAATTATATTTAATGAAGAATTTTCGGATATAAATAAATTTGTAGTAATGAGTCTATGATAATAATTTGTGGAAGAAATATATCTCTCCACATGTGCCATTTCTAAACTTGATACAATATTTAGTATTTCAGATGGAATATTTAATCCTATTATATCTCTCCATTTGGTTTTATCTAAATAAAAATGGGGAATATAAGATACATCATACATTTCTTGTCCTTCTGAGGTTGGAACTGGATCAACTGATGTAATATTTTCATTTTTAAAATATATATAATTTTCATGTTCTAATTTTGATTCAACTTTTTCATTTAATGCGTTTGGATCAACAACATATAATAAATATGATTCTTTTGTGTCATTCTCATCTAAACTAAAACCTGAACATATCAAACGACCAACACCACTACTATTTTTAATATAAATAATATTATTTGCAAAATAGGAATAAGTATTATCATCATGTTGAATATAATGTGAATTTAAATTATTACGTAATCCTTGTCTATCAGCTGTAATAAATGAAATATTTCCATTTGGATTATTAAAAGAAGTAGTTCCAATAGAATATAAACTTTTACTATGAGATTCAGTATCTTCTTTTGTATTCATGGTTAATCCATAACCAATATAAGAATAATCAAGATTGTTGTTTTTATAAAAATAACGAAGAACTCCATTATTTGCAAATTGATTTAATGTTGCACGTAAAATAGAATTTCCTGAAAATATTGCAAACCGAATTAATGGATTTGAAGAATCAGTTTCACTTGGATTTTTAAACATTATATTAGGTAATTGTATTTCACCACTTGAAGTTGTGTTGATAATAGATACTAAAAAATCATATAATCGTTTTAATATATTTGTTGTTGGAGAGATGGTTGCACCATTACAAATAATCCATCCAGTATTAGGGATACACATAATAGGACCAGTAGCAGTATATTCAATAATCTGAATTTTGTTTCCCATATATAATGTAGTTGAACCTACTTGAAAAAATAAATTCTGTATATCACCTATATGAGGTATATAATTTGGATTATTACGATCAACATTAGTCATAGGATTTAATTTATATAAATGTGTAAAGATATCAACATTTGATTGTATTTGTAGATTTGTATCATCGTTTGATTTTAAATTCTTTGTATGTAGATGTTCAATATTTGTATTAAAGTTTGCGTTTTGATAAATATTTGTTTTAAAATTTGCTTTGTATTTATTTAAAAATAATATTTCTTTATCTGCATCATTATTACTTTCACCATTTCCATCTATGCTTTTACGATGATTTGTTTCTAAAAAACTTAATTTAAATGGATAATTTGTATCACTTTCATTTTGTTTTTCTTTATCATAGGTTGGTATTATTGTAAATGTATCATGATCATAATTATTTTTATTTGTTTCATTTATGTATAAATGTTCTGTTTCATTTACTTTTATATAATCACCTGTATAAGGATTAGTATTTATTGGATCAATGATATTCATTTGAATACCATAACCTTTTGAAGTGTGATCATTTAATTCGATATTATTATTAAATTGATTATTACTTGTATAAGTATTTAAAAAAATACCAATATCATCTTGATTATCTACTTTTATAGGTGTGTTGGTATCATCAGTATAAGATTCATTTCTTTTTGTAAAATTACGAAATAAATTGAGTGATTGTAATTCGTTTTTTTTTACATAAATATGTAAATCATTATCATCATCATTTGTTTGAGTTATTTCCTTTGGTTTTTTCTTTATTTTAGTATCAAAATATTTATAATTTGAAATAGAACTCATATTATATTATATTTCCTTGATATATTATCTAATGAATAAAATTGTTTAATAGTTAGATATGGTTTTAGTATAGGTTTTATTTTTTTAATAAATAATTTTGGAATACTTTTAATAGAATCAAAATAATATTCTTTTCCATATAATGTAATATAAATACCATCTTCATATTTATATTTGATATACAGTATCATATTATAATCCTTATCAATAATAGAAATAAATGGAAATTTTTTTACATCTAAAAAATGATAATTGATAGATTGATCTGGATTCATTAATTCTGTTATATAATAATTCCAAGTATCACTTGTATCTTTATTATAACAACATTCGATATAATATGTACCTTTACGTATAGATTGATGATTATGTAAATTACTATTTGTTTTATCTACTTGTTTTATAGTATGAATATAACAATCGTCTATTTTATTTGAATATATATTTTTGGTAGATACCATACTTTTTTTGTAATCAAAATCTGAATGAATAGAACAGAATAATGGTTTTATAAAATAAAATGCTATATCGATTATGTAAAAATCAGTTGAATTTATGGGAATACATACAGCTACGTGTGATAATGGATATAGTTCAGGTAATTGATACATTTTTGGTATTGTAGCAGGTATAATATAGGAAATAATATGTTTTTTTTTCAATTCCATTTGTAATTTTAAAGATAATGCAACACATGTTCCTGAATTATATTTTTTTAAATTATGAATACTATTTAGTGAATCAATATAATATGGTATGGTAGAGAAAGGAATATGTATATGAATGTCATATATAGTTTCTGTTAATATTTCATCGAGAGATTGTTCAGTCTTATTATGAATACCTTTATTTGAATAATTCTTCTGTGGTTTTAATCGATTACGAATACTTTTTGTATATATATGTTCAGATATACACTCATTATTATTTTCATATTTATATTTATACATGTTATAATTATTATAGTATACAATATACTTGGATAGTATAATATATTAAATAATTTATTCTTTATGATAATTCATTTTTATTTTATGATACTTTATTATGGATTATATATATTTCTTATACATTTATTATATTCATCAATAATCTCTTTACATACATCTCTATTATTATAATTATTATTTACACATTTGAATGTTTTTTCTTGTATATCTGAACATGTAAAGTCATATTTTATATCCTCCAAATTATCTTTATTCATATCTTTATTCATATTATAATCATTAATTATTTTTTTATTATTATCAAATGTGGATGTATTGGATGTATTGGATGTATTGGATGATTGAAACGATGATGAAATATTTTTTACAGTTTCTATAGCTGTTCCAAAACCTATTCCTTGTATAAACGAGTTAGATATTGTTTCTTTAAAATTATTTATATTATTTTTTGATGATGAATTTAATGGTATATGATTCGATTGTTTCTCGTTTAATTTTGATATACACTTATTTTTTCTCATTAGTAATTTAAAATTATATTTTTATTTTTAATATAATTTTAATATACTTATAAGTTATATATAATATGGTTCATCGTAAAGGACACACAGGTTCTACAAAAAGGTATCCAAAAAAGTCTAGAACACATAAAACATCAAAAAGGTCTCCAAGAAGGTCTCCAAGAAGGTCTAGAACACGTAAAACATCAAAAAAGTCTTCTGAAGGTTCTTTTAAAATAAAGACAATTCCTAATCCTAAAAGTGAAACATTCTTTGAATTCATGTCAAGAGTTAGAAGTGATCATGCTGCTGAAGTTAAAAATTTACCTGTTCCAGTAGTTGCGAAAGCCGCTGGTAAGATTTGGAAAAAATATAAATAATAATTGATTAAATAAAATAATAATTGATTAAATAAAATAATTATTATTTTATATTTTATTTATCGTATATATCTCTTAAAGAGTTATATGTATTTGGATTTGCATAATCTTCTAAAATATTATCATTTGTAGAGTAAATTTTATGTTTCAATATATCTTTACTATTTAGATATTCTACTTCAATATTCATAGACCATCCATTATTAAATAATATATCATTACCAAATGGATCTACTATTTTTATGGTTAGTTTTTCTATATCTATTGGTCCTTGATTATATTCTCGTATAAATTGTTTTGTATCTGTATTTAAATTTGTTATATATCGATTACCATCTCTCGATATAGTCTGTGTAGAAATTCTCGCTATAATATTTGATGTATTAAAATTATATCTATTCGTTTTAAATTTCTTCTTTGTATTTTTAATCGCCAATATTTGTTGTGCTTTTATTCTTGATAATCCATTATATGCTCCTGTAGCTTTATCTACTTTTGGAAATATTTCATCTATATTACAATTATAATATGATGGTAAATTAAAAAATGGTTCACCTGTATCCATCGTCACGAATTTTGATATAGTTGATGTATGATGATCATCTAAGAATATATATATATACTTTAATTCGGTATCATATATTTCATTAGGTATTGTTAATTGTAAGTTATTATTAGTACTATCGAATACACCATTTACTTGTGTAGTATTATCTATTTGGGAATAAAAAGTAAGATATTGATGATTTGGATTATATGGATATGAAAATGAATATATACTAGAAGAAATATCATAATGTATATTTGAAATATCTGTTGCTTTAGTATCAAAATTATGTGAAATATCGATTACAAATGATAGGTCATGTATGGTATTAAAATATTGATATGATAAATCATATGATGAAAATGAATCTAATTTTTGTATTGGATCAGTTAATGTAAATTGTCCATTATTACTATTAAATTTTATAGTATCATCACCTAATGAATCTGGTGGTAGATATAAACCGAATGATACATCAAATTTATAATTTGCTTCATTATAAATATTATATTTTTGATTAAAAAAAGATAACATATCAGAATTCATTACAAATTGAAAATGATATTTTCCATTTTTAAAAAAGGTATGTTTATTTATATTAAATGATGAATGAGAAATACCATTTATTATGAGATTATTATCATAATCAAATTCGATTGTATTTATAATTGGTTTAGTTGGATCTATTGTTGGACGGATAGAATGATCTGGAAAAACATCTACAATAAAATCATCATCTTTTCTACAACCTAATAAAAATCCCAGTGAATTAAATTTATGTAATTTTAGTTCGTTATTATAACTTATATCTTTATGTACAAATAAAATATCGTTTTTATCAAAAAATACTATACGTTTGATGTCAGTTCTATTATTACTTATATTAATTTGTATATTATTATCATCTGAATTATATTGAAATACTATATCACATTTTTTTGAACCATCTATATTATCAGAACATAATTCATTTTTTGATAATAATGAAGTGTTAATTGATTTTACAATTTTGTGAATATTATCACTATATGTTGCTTCAATTTTTATTTTTGTGTTTTCTAATACATTTGAAGAATCAATATGAACGTAAAAAAAAAGAGGTTGTGTATTTTGAATAGACCAATTATATCTGGGAATTTCAAAATCAGTAATTTTTATGGAAATAACATTTTTAATTGTATCATTTAAAGTTCCATCAAAGATGGATGGATTAAAATCTGTATCAGAAGTAAAATCATCTTGTAAAGATTTTTCGATGGCATAAATATTTGTATCAATAATGATTTGTTTTTTTAAAATTTTCATATTAGCAGGATTAATATAATCTCTTTCAGCATAGTTATTAAAAACATTTTTTTGTTGTTTTATATAATTATTTATTTTGTCACTTATTTCATTCATAAAATGGTTGATTTCTTTTGCTGTTAAATTCTTATATTTTTTCATAGAACTTAATTCTATAAATTTTTGTCTGTATTGATTTATAGTTCTATGAACTTCAAATTGTTCTAATGGTTCTGATAAATTGAATAATCGAATAATTTGATGTGCTGTATATAATAGTGGATTTTTCAATTTATCAATAACAATATTTATTTGAGAATCATCAATTTCAATTTTTTCATTTTCATTATCGTTGTTATTGTCATTAATTGATTTCGTTCGTAATGTTTGTATAATTTTAGGAATATCATTCATAATAATGAAGAGATCATCAAATAATATAAATTGTTGTTTAGTGGTAGTTATATCATAATGTTCAATCATAAAAAATTCAATAATTTCATAAATAGTATAATTTTCGAAATTAAGATTAACCATATTGTCTATTTTTATATTTTTCTTTAATATATAAATATATCAAAAATACTAAAAATGGTTTATTATTTTCATATATTTGTCTGGGTAATTTAGATATACCTTTTGAACGTTTACAATGTGATTTACCATAAAAGAGTTGTTCTTCTATTTTTGTAATTATAGATAATTGTTTTTCATTAAATGTTTCTCTTGGAAAATAATATTTACTTGAATAAATATATCGATTATAATTATGGTCATGATATATTCGTTTTGATTCAACTGAATATCTATTTCTAATAATACTTATACCTGTAATCATTCCTGGAAAATGTTTTTCATTTGATGACAAATTCAACATTTCTATTACGAATATAACTTGATTTCTTGGAATAGTATGAACTATTGGTGTAGATGTTCCATATACAACTCCATTTATATTATGTTTCTTTTTATAAATCATATTCTGTTTCCACGTATCCGTATTAAATCGTGTGGTTGCTATATAATATGGTATATCTTTGTAGGTAAACATCTCTCCACATAATATTTCAAGAAAAGTATATTTCAATTTTATAAATTATATATATAAATATAAATTGTGTATATAAATAATTATAAAATATACTTATAAAATTGAAATAAAAATATATAATAATATCATCATAAAAATAGTTAATTATCTATAAAAATTATGAATATGGATATGAATATGGATATGAATATGGATAATGATGTAGATAAAATGATGCGACGATTATATGATCCACTATATGGTCTAATTGAAATAACTCCATTAATGCAACAATTTATTTATACAAATGAATTTCAACGATTACGTTATCTAAAACAACTTGGTGCTACTTCTTATATATTTCCAAGTGGTACACATACAAGATTTGAACATTCAATAGGTGTAAGTTATCTTGTTGGAGAGATGATGAGACATATACAATTAAATCAACCTGAATTATCTATTACCAATCGAATGATTGAAATTGTTCGTGTCGCCGGTTTATTACATGATATAGGTCATGGTGCATTCAGTCATTTATATGATGATTATATTATTGAAAATGGTGATAAAAAACATGAGGAAAGAGGTAAAGATATAATACAAAATATGGTAGAAAGGTATTCTATAGATATAACAAATGAGGAATTAAATGATTGTTTGGAGATGATAGATCCATCGGAGGAGTATAAATACAATTGGTTATATCAGATAGTGTCAAATAAATTGAATACGATAGATGTGGATAAATTGGATTACATACGTCGTGATGTATATCATTTGGGATTATCATTTTCTGGTAATTTTGATAGATTATTTAAATATTGTAGAGTAGTATGGTGGAACAAATATCAGGTATTGGCGTGGGATAATAAATTGATATTTGATATTTATTCATTATTTCATACGAGATATAGATTACATAGACAAGTATTGACGCATCATAGAGTAAAGGGTATTGAATATGATATTATAGATATATTAAAATATATGAAATCGGTGAAAGGACATATGATGGATGAGATGGATGATACGATATTAAATTCAGAAGATAGATATGTGAAATATAAGATGAGTAAGATACATACGAGTAGTTCGTGGAAATGTAAAAAGGAATATTGTATAGATTATAGTGGTAAAGAAATAGATGAATTATTAAAAAAATGTAAGATATTTGAAGATGATTATATTATAGATTATGTGGATGTAGGGTATTCACATACAAAGACGAATCCAATATATGAAGTTATTTATTATAATCAAGATGATATAGATAGTGGTTATAAAATTACAAAGGAAGATAATAAAATGGTGGGAATGATAATACCAAAGGATAGTTATAGAGAGATAATACTGAGAATGTATATGAAAAATGTAGATTTAAAATATATGAAGAATGATAGAAAAAAATATATATATGAAAAATGGAATAATTGTATAAAAGATTTGGAGGAATATAAAAATAAAATTGAATAAATCAAATGATAAAAAGAAGTAAATAAAATAGAATAATAAATATGAACCAGTTGGAATTATCTCGTTTTTGGCATTCAAGAATAGAGATACATTATCAAATATTAAAGTTAATATTGTATTCAAGTAATAAAGTAGATGATGAATTATTTACAGAATTATTATTTTGGTTTTCAGAATATCAAGTAAGTTATGGACTTATAGAGACATGGAAATTAGTAAGACAGATATATTCTATAACATTAACATCATTTCATAATATGAAATCATATTTATATTATAAAGATAAGTATGGAAAAATAGTAGATAATGAGATATTATTAAAAAATAATTTAATAGATTGTATAAAAACATTTCAACAATTTACATTATCTACACCTGTATATGTATTAATTCATATTTATCTCTCCGGAGATGATTTAAATGGAAATTGGAATGAATATACAATTTATAATATACATGATAAAACGAAATCAAGAGATATGAATCTTAGACAACATATAGTAGAACTTAGAGGAAATGATATAGATAATATGAATAATGAATATGATATGAATAATGAATATGATATGAATGAAAAAGATACTCAATTAATACAAAAATCTATGGAATGGAATAATCAATTATTGAAATTATTGAATATATATGAAAATACAAACATACATGAAAAACAAAAATATAATATGAATGATGATGATATAGATGATGATGATATAGATGATGAAAATAAAAATGTTAGATATGGAGAGATATTTCAAAGAATGTATCCAAGTAAATTATATTCCTTATATATGTCTTTAGCAATAGGTGATTGGAGGAATGTGTTATTTTATGCCAATCATATGAATCAAATGATGTGGTGTATATGTATACATTTGTATTTGGAATATTATTGTAGTGATATGTATGGATATCAGGAGGAGATGAAGATTTTTAAAGACATGGATAATGAAGTAGAAATGATGGTATTAGATAAAGAATATATGATAGAGAGATGGTCAATATCATTTATACATTTAACAAGACATATACTTGGATATTATGATATATATCAAAAAGATAAGGTTAATGAATGGAAATCAAAAATAGACTATTTACAGAATAAATCAATAATGATTAAAAAATCATCTATTATTGAAAAAAATAAAATGAATACATTTTTGAATTGTAAAATAAATAATATAGAAAATAGTGGTGGAGAGATATATACTATACCAGATGATATTATATATACACGTGCAAATTCTATATTAAATACAGAAAAGATAGAATATTTAAAATCAAATATAAAAGAATATACAAAAGAAGAAAGAGAAATATTAAATGATATTCTTATTGAACATGGTGTAAATTCAAATTATAATTCTAATTCAATAATATCTGATGATAAATATGAACAATTTATAGAAACATATAATAAAAGAGTAGATTACATTAAACAAAGAGAAAATAAACAATTGAATTCAGATAGATTAAAAGATATATATATACCTGACTGGTTACTGGATTACGGAGAAGGAGAAGGACGACAAATATACAATCAAGTAATATTCAATACATTATAATATATCATTAAATACTATACTATACTATACTATACTATACTATACTATACTATACTATACTATACTATACTATACTATTTTCTTACAAATAATCATAAATTAATCATTTTTTCCTTTTCTTTTTCCTTTATTTTTTC